CTACTGCTCTTTTTCTTTTTACAGCTGAACGTCTTTGTCCCTCTGACATACCTCTAGCTTTAGCTAGTGGGACGCATTTTGGATATTTACGTTTTGCATCTTTCTTTTGTTTTGATCTTCCACACTTTGAAAAAGAACCATCTTTCTTTTTACTTCCTATGTCTACCCATTTCTGAGCGAACCATTTATCAAGACCATTCTTAGCCATGATATTAAAATACCTTTGTTACTTTCTTTCTATTAGATAAAATTCTTCCACAACCTCTGGCTACACCACCTCTTAATAACCCTTGTCTTTTTAATCTAGATGTTGCTTCCATCAATCCACCTTCAGCTTTGCTGCCTCTAAAATCTTTTCTCTTTACACCAGATGGGTCTTTAATTTTTCCTGCACAGATTTTACTAGCGTATGCATTCGCGTATGCAGACGGGTAAACTTTAAATTTTCTTTTTGCTGCGGCTTTACCTCTAGGACATAATTTAGTCATTATTTTTTTCTCGCTGTTTGTTTTGCTCTTTTAAAGTTAGCTGCAGTTGGTGCACCCTTTGCACCTTTCTTACGCATTTTACCGCCACGTTTTCTTTTAGCATGAATGTTTGCATATAAACCTGGACCTGCCATTATTTTTTCTTTTTCTTTCCGTTAATTACACCTCTACCTTTTAAGATATCAGCAAATGTAACTTTACCATCTCCTGTTAAATCAGGAAACTTAGAACCTTTTTTGTAACCCATTCTTTTACCCATGAATCCACCACCCATTTTACCTTTTCTTGCTTTTTGACTATTAGATAAAGTTTTTGTTTTATCTTTTTTAAAAGTAATAGGTTTTTTATTTTGTATTTCAAAAACAGTTTGATCTAATTTTTTTCCAGAACCTTTTAATTTTTGTGTTTCAATTTTTAAATCTCTTATTTTTTTTTCTATTTGTGTTTTAGGTACATTTGGTTTAACAGAACTAATTACCTTACCAAGTGCTTGAAATTTTTTAAACATTATTTTTTTCCTCCGCCGTTTCTAAATATTTGTGTACCCTTTATACCATAAATGCTCGCCACGACAAGAATCCAAAGATTTGTGAACCATGACGGGAGCTGTGAGAACATTTCGAAGAATAATTTTACTTTGTCCATAGCAGATGGGTCATCCGATACGACTGCCCAAGCAAGCACCAAAACGGGCAAACTTAATATTACAAGAACTGCCTCGTCTTTCCAGTCCGATTGACGAGATTCTAGCAGTTTACCCTGGTAAGCTTCCTCACCTTGGGCCATCTTTTGTGCATGCATTAGTTGTGCATCCGACATTGCCATCTTCGTTCTCTGCTTGTTAGCATATATTTTACTTCCAGCAGAAACGGCTAATTTTATTGCCGATAACCACATAATTAATACGCTTTAGAGTTTCTTCTTTTTTCTGCCAACATTCTTTTCTGACCGCCAACTGGCATTTCAGGTTTTCCTGTTGCAATGTAGTTAAATGCTTGGTCAGCAGTTGTTTTAGATCTAGGATCTACCTCAATACTCTGCTCTGCAACTTTAACTTCTTTTATTTTATCTAGTTTTTGCATTTATGCTCCTTTTTTTACTCCTTTTATAACACCTTTGTTCTTAGATGCATAGAATATCTTTTCACCCTTCTTTTTTCCGTATTGTTTCTTCATAGATTTCATAATTTTTTTGCCTTTTTTGTTTAATGGCATAATTAATCCTCTATCATGACCTTGGCTTGGTCAACTCCCGACTTTGCAAGGCTAACACCAGCACGTAATTTAGCTAAATCTTCGTTTTGCTCCATCTTATCGTCTGCAATGTCTCCTTGTTGCATTAATCTTGCTTTTGCAAGGTCAATTTGTGCTTCATCATTGTCTCTTTTTCTCTCATTTTCCATTGCTCGTAGGTCAACCTCTCTAGATTTTAGTTTTAGTAACGGATCAGAGTCAAATTGTGATGTAATTTTCTTTTCTTCCTTCATAAATTCTTCTGTCATCTCTGCAACTAGCACTGCTTTTCTTGCTTCGACTTGATTTTGCATAGATTGTAGCTGTTGTTGTATCATTGGATTCATAGCAGCTTGTTGTTGCATCATCATCATTTCTTTTAACTGTTCTCTAAACTCTAATTCTACTTGTTCTTGTGCCATAATAGATATGTGCTCTAAAATATTTTTTTGTATTGCAGCCATAACAGCAGGATTGTTTCTAACTATGTTGGTTGACATAAAATTTAAGTGAGCTGTGATGTGTGCTTGGTGATCTTGACCAGGAAAAGCTTGAAAAGGTTTACCAGCTAATGCATTTATGTGTTCCATGCTTGGGTCCATTGGTGCACTTGGTGCAGGTGGTGGTAAAACAGTGTCAACATTCTTAACACCGATTGCTTCATACATATTTCTATATACTTGATACAAGTTATGTATCTGCGGGTTAGATGTTGCAAGTTGTAATTGTGTTTGTGCAAGTGTAATTCTTTGCGACATTGAAAATATATTAGGGTCTGCAACTGGTATGACATCTATTCTATCATCAAAGTCTGCTTGCTTAATATTTCTTTGTCCACCGACTACATCGTATGGATATTCTGGTGGTAAATATTGTGCAACTGCTTTTGCAAGCAATCTAAATTCATCTTTCATACCTGCATAACATCTTTTGTGTATTGCAGACATGACTCTCGAACCACGTTCTAGTAATGCAATTGTAGTTCCAACAGCTGCTCCTTGGTTACCATCACCAACTTGCATGTCAGCTATAGCTGCAAATCTTTGACCTGCATTTACAACAATGCCTAATAAATTTAATAATGTTTGTGATGGTTCTTTGTAGGGTAATGGAAAAAATGCATCTCTTAAATTACCACCTGGCGCATCAACATCTTTAAACTCACCAGGTTGTATAGGAGCTGCCTCGTCTCTAACTCTGACACCTCTTTGTTTAAATCCTGCTGGTAAGTTTGATAATGTTCCCGCATCTAATAATTGACGGAGAGCAGACGTTGCCGTTCTGCTCAATCCGCCAATC